TTTCTGCTTGCGGAGATTCTTCCTCGTCCTGATCGTATTCATCATCATCCAGTTCGGCTTCTTGATCCTCTGACTCGAAATCCTCTTCGGACTCTTCGACTTCAGTTTCATCCGCCTCGCCGCCAGTTTCTTCATCTGGCGACTCGTCAACAATATTTTCATCGAGTTCAGCTTGCTCCTCGGGAGTGCCGTCCAACATGTCAATTATCGTATTCTGTGCATCGTCGAGAGGGGTTCCTACTGCATAGCCCTCACCGCCGTATACTGTTTGCGTTTGTTCACTCATTTTTATTTAGCTCCTATGCTTCTGTATAGCGATCGAGTCTGCCGCCGACTGCATAGCCGTTAGCAGGGATTCCATCGCCGCAAGTTTTGCGTGGATTCTTTCGCGCTTGTCGAGCTCTCGCTCTCGCACCCATTCTTCAAAAAACGAATGTTTGACGCTGGTGACGAGCAATTGAAAGTCTTCGTCATCAAACATCTGTTGAATTTTTTGTTCTTCAGGGTTGGGCATTTGGTTGTCCTGGTCCCTGCGCTAACGATCTAACCATTTCGCGGTCACGCTCTGCGTTAGCTTTAATTTGAGCGACATTAATTTGGGCGCCATATCGTGCCTCGAGCTCTGCCGCTTTTAAGACAACATCTGCCTCGTTCTTGTCGCGAAGTCTGTCGTCGTCCCGAATCATCTTCTCGCGCTCTAGCTGGAGCTCCGCCGATTTCTTGTCGATGTTGGCTTGAATCTCTGCCATCTGGACCTGAATGAGTTGCTCCTGAATGTCAGGCGGTGGCGGCTCCTGGGGCGGCGGCTGATAATCCGCCGGGCTCGTAAAATATTTACCTGTGCCAGCGTCCTTCAAGCCACCGGCTTCCATGATCGCCTGGAGCGAGTTGTACAGGTTCTGGACATTAACGATGGGGTTATCTGGCCCAAACTGCGTTAAGAGCTTCTCTTGAATCTGGTTGATGCCCTGGAGCATCTGCATTCGTTCCCGCTGACCGCCCGAACCAAGCTGGACATTGCTAGTTACGTCCATCTTTGGGTCCCAGGATTCTGGGTTCATTGGCACGAACTGATTCGTCAGGCGAACGATTCTTGTTTCGTCCTGAAATTTTGTAATCAGTTGCAGGATGCCAGAATAGAGTCTGGTCATGCCGTTTTCAGCGAACAGCCTGGCAATGAGTTCTGTTCGTTGCTGCGCTGCCTCGATGGTTTGGTTGACGGCTTGCTGCGTTGACGATTGCAATTGGTCAGGGCTCAGGCCGCTGGCAGCTTTAGAGATCCCGGTGCGGTTTTCGCGCATCTCATCGAGATACTCCATCATGCCAAAGGCATCGGCGCCAACATAAGGGAGGTTGAATGGAACGACTGCACCGGGTTGCCGCATCCGAATGATGTTACCCGGCTCACTATTCATCAAGTCTTCCAGGCTTGCCTGGCCTTCAACAAAGGCGATCCGCGGATGCGTGGACATTGCTAACGAGTCAAGCGAGGCGCGTAAGACGGCTGACTTGATGCGCTGAATATCCATCGTCAGGTCTGCAATCGATCCGCCGAAAAAGCTATGGGGCTCTGGATCGCAACAGAACATCGCAAACGGGATTTGGTCTGCCGGCTCGTTCCTAACGATTTCGTACTGGCTGCCGACTGTGCAAATCATGCGAAGTTCAGAGACACCGTCACCGTCAACGTCCACCCGCATGTAGGCTTCGACGTAAAGGACGCGCTGGCGAGAAGGGTCTTCGTCGAAGTTCGTGTTCATATCGAAGAAACCCCGCTGTTCTGCTTCTTCGTTGGTGAACGAGAAATCGTCCTGGTCAGTGACAAAGTTCACCATCTCGTCGAACTCATAGCCCATCGACACAAGTTCACTAACCGTGATGTAACGACGATGCGCGACCAGATCAGCATCAGCGAAGTCTCTGGCCGATCGATTAACCAACAACTCTTCCGGCGGAACACTCTCAACTTTGACGCGACCGATTGTCTCTCGCGTGGTTACGGTCACTGATGAGAGCGGCAATCCGCCCGGCCCAACGATCGTGTTGAGGCTCGTAATTTCTGCGCCTGGATCAGCAGACAATGCAGCCAGGCTTTGCTCGTCCAGGTTGTCGAGCTCCTGAGTTTGTACGTTCTCGGTTTCGCGCCAGACATATTTTAGAAACCCAGCGCCCTTGAGTAATGCATCTTTGAATGCGCTGTACAAGATCGTGACATATGCCTGGTCCTGGTCGCTGTTTAGAATGAAGTTAACGTAGTCGGTTGCCTGCTTTGCGGCGCCAATATCTTCCGGCATCCTGGGGGCGTATTCGACTACCTGATCGCTGCCGCAAAAGATCCGCATGAGGCTGGGCAAAAACGCCTGGATAGTATCTCTTACGTCCATTGTCTGAGCCGTGGAGCGTCCTTCCTGCTCGTTGCCGAGCGGAGCTCCTTCGTAGTAATCAGCAGCTAGAGCTCGCCTGGGCGAGAGCGTCGAGTCAACGAAATCGACAGCGTCCTCGATGGTTAGAGTAACCGTTGATTGAAGCTCATCAGAGTTCATTTCAGCATCATCATCGCTATCGATCTCTTCGACCTCGAGCTCCTGCTCGTCGATCGTTTCTTCCTCGAAGAGCTCGTCGTCATCTGCGTAGTTCAGTTCGCTCATAAGAAGCTATCCAGTAAAGCGTTGCCCACGATCCGACCGCGCTCTGGCAGTTGGTTATAGGCGTTCGGTATTGTTTGGAGGATTCGGCTGTTCTTTGCAGCGTTCAAAATACGACTTCGTTCGGCTTGCTTTTTCAGATACTGAAGCAAGCCGCCAATCGTTTGCTGCGCTTGCTGCGTATATTGCTGCCCCAGGTCGGTTCTGAGTTGGTAGTCATTCGCTGCAAGTCTCGCGTCCCGGTCAGCCTTTAGCTGCTCGTTAGACCGATCGCTGGTCAGAGCTTGAATGATCGTATGCGGCGCGTTTGAAATCGGCGCTATAGCGCCCTGGGCAACGTTAGCCAGGAAGTCTAAGGCTCCTTTGCCTTGATCTAGCAGGGTTGGATCTGGAGAAGGCGCGTTGCCAAGAATGCCTGGCATTGGTTCGCTAGAGTAAGGGACAGGTTCGTTGGGATTGGTAGGCGGGACGCGAACGCCCATTCCGCCTTGTGCACTTACTTGGGGGCTTGAAGAGGTTAAGAGTGAGCCAAGAGCTACTCCACCAACTAATCTTGGGTCAATTGATCCTGTTTGAGTTGGGCCAACTGACGCTCCACCCGGCAAATCTTGAACTCCAGGCTTCCCTGCAAACTCCCGGAAACGCTCTCTTGCGGGTTTGAAGCCGTAAAAATTTTGTCGTTCTCGATCAAGATCGACACCATCCTTCGATAATTGTTCAAGGTATTTTTCAGACGCTCCTCTGGACTTGACGTTGACATCAAAGTATGAAGGCGTTGCGTTTGAAATCTGCGGGAACTCAGATCGGAGAGTTTTTCCGATTTGGTCGTAGTTAATGAATTGCTCATCAACGTATGCCTCGTAGTCTTGGGGAGACATTCTAGCAAATCTTTCGGGGTCTGAATACTGTGGAACGTCTAGAATTCTCATTCCGACGACTTTATTTGCATCCCTGGGATCAACGACCATTGTGTAGGCTGGAAGCCCAGAAGATTGTAAACGACCTTCTATTTCATTTATTAAAGGAGAACCAGAAGTAACTGGTTCTTTAAAATAGATCTCAGTACCAACGTTGAATAAACCAGGGTTCGTCTGCCCTAATTGGTCTTGCCTTCGGGCAATGAAAAAACTGTCTTGTTGATCTGCTACGGCTTGACGAGTTGCTGCATCCAGAGTGTCTACAGGCAAATAGTCTTCACGGCTGATTATATCAATATCCATCGCCGTTTCTGGCGTACCCATGTAAGCGCCCTGGGTAGGCAGTCCTTTGGTAGCGCGAATGTCTGGATCGTCAGCCCCAGCCGCTAATATTTCCTGCGCGGTTTGCTGCGATTGCTGTGGTGTCGGTACAAATTCATTGCCTTGAAATTCTAGGCTCTGTTCCCGGCTCAATCCTAAGAACAACGATTCGACCGGGTCGTTGTCCATCATTGTCTCAAAAGATCCACCTTCACCCTGGGGGCTTGTCCAACCTTTTTTGGTCCAGTAATCTTTTTCCGCAAACCATTGCAAGGCTTGAACATCTCTTGGTTGTAGGCTTAATCCTAACTCGGCGTTTATTTTTGCGGTTGCGTCAGCAATTACCTCTTGACCAAAACCAAACTCCAGGCTGTTTCGGAAATTTTCTGTATCAACGATGTTGCCGGAAACCACGCCTTCCGCACTAGAAGGAATAGGCTTTTCGCCAGCGTGTCTCCTTAAATTTCTAGCCGACCATACGTCGATTGTGGCTTGTGATGATCGCCCGGTTAGGTTGCCACTAAAGTTTTTGGCTTTAGGAGCTCCGCCAGATCGCAAAACGCGCCAACGATCAGCCAGGGCAATCATAGAATTATAAGAGTTAATGCCGTAATTTTTTAATTCGCCAGTTTTTGGGTCAACGCTTGTCTGCTTAATTGTGTTGGCGTTATCTTGTAATTGCTTGCTTATCCGCTTGGCTTCCCCTTCCAGGCCGATATAAACAAAATCTTTTTTTGCTGCTTTAATCGTTCTGCCAAGTTCTTTTTGCTGCTTAACGTAAGCGGCGGCTTTATCCTGAATCGCATATCGCTTATCTAACAAATCAGCAAAGCCATCCATCTGCTGATCGAAATCACCTTTAGTGAACCTGTTCAGTATGTCTTTTGAAAAA